ATTTGCGACAACGGGTATCTCTGGAACGACAAGCCATTTGCGCGAGGACAAGCGTGGATAGACCTCCTGCTCATAACCAACTTCACAGAGACCGACGAAGGTGACGCCGGGGAAGAGCTCGTGATTAGGCGTGGGCAGTACAAGACAACTATCAGGAAACTTGCCGAAAGGTGGGGTTGGAGCAGGACGAAAGTTTCTGATTTTCTCAACTCCTTGCAAAGTTCACGCATGGCTAAAATCGAAAGTGACAAAAAAAAGACAGTGATAACCATTGCAAACTATGACTTCTATCAGGATGTGAAAGACAAAAAAAAGACAAACTCCAGCCGACAAGGTGACACAGAAAAGACACCTTCCTTATTTAATAAACAATGCAAAGAAACTAATACGTTAGAGCGCGAAAGCGAAAGGGTGAAAAACAAGGCTTTCACACCCCCGACGCTGGATGAAATCAAGGCGTATTGCAAGGAGCGCGGCAACGACGTGTCGCCGGAACGGTTCCATGACTACTTCACCGCGTCTGGATGGGTTGACAGTCTAGGCAAAAAGGTCAGGAACTGGAAGCAGAAGATAATCACATGGGAACGAAACGCAAGCGGAGCGAAGCCAGCCGCAAGCAACTGGGGAAGGCTGAAAGGAGAACCAAGTGACCAGAAACGAAATGATTGACGCATTTGAGGGCATTAGCGCCGTCTACCCGCAGTTCTACGCGGGGCTTGACGATGGCAAGGCGCTGAAAGCCGTAATAGCGTGGACTGAACTCTTTGAAAACGTCTCCACAGAAAAATTCAACGCCGCAAAGAAGACGTACATGGAGCGCGACACATTCGGCAAACCCCCATGGCCGGGTACGCTCTTCGCAATCCTAGCCGAGATGCCGAGCGTGAAGTTCGTCCAGACAGGCACAGACGACGCGGGGATGCCCGAGGGCAGATTTGAGGTGGTGAAATGACGGAGACATCGATATACGCGGAGCACTCACTGCTCGGCGCTCTGCTGATAAACGGCAATGCGTTCGCGTCGGTTCGCGGCACGGTGAACCCGCAGGACTTTGTACATCCGCTCAACCGCGACATATACGCGGCGATGGCGGAGCTAGACGACAGCGGCGCGAAGATTGACCCCGTGAGCATCGTGGCGAAGCTCCCCGACGACGAAACGGCCGGGTACATCCGAGACTTGATGCTCACGACCCCGACGGCGGCAAATGTGGACATTTACGCGGCAGAAGTGGCGAGCAACGCGGCGCGGCGGCGCATAGTGCAAATAGCCACAGACGCGGCGGAGCGAGCCGCCGACGGAGAACCCGCCCACGAGGTGGCCGCGTGGATGCGCGACCAAGCCGCCGAAGCCGCCGACAAGACCGCGACGGGCGGGCTGGTGACGAGCAACGAGGCCATGTTCGCGTTCGGCGACTACAAGAATATCCAAGCCAAGGGCAAATCAGCGGCCACGGCTACGGGCTACAAGCCGCTTGACGACATTCTGGGCGGCGGCGCGGTCTCCGAGGGGATGATAGTGCTTGCGGCGCGTCCCGGAGTCGGCAAGACATCCTTTGCGCTCAACATAGCGGAGCGGGTGGCGATGCGCGGCGACGCGGCGCTGTTCGTCACGCTGGAGATGAGCCTGACGCAAATCAGCGCGAAGAGAATCGCCAGCGAGAGCGGCATGCCGTCGTCGCTCCTGCTCAACGGAAACCTGACCGAAAACGACTGGCGGCGCATGTACGACGCGCAGACCAAGCTCGCGGAGAGGCCGATGTTTTTCAACCGCGCGAAATCGATGAGCATAGACGACATCGGCAAGCTGGCGGCGCAGATACCCAGCCTGAAACTGCTCGTCATAGACTACATGGGGCTTGTCAGGCACAAGGAGGGCAAGACCCTGTATGAGAAAGTCACCGCGACCAGCAACGCCATCAAGCGTCTTGCGCGGACTCTCGGAGCGCCGATACTGTGCCTTGTGCAACTCAACCGCGAAGTCGAGGGCAGGGGGAGCGGCGAGCCGAGGATGTCGGACATCAGGGATTCCGGCGCGATTGAGCAGGACGCGGACGTGATAATCCTGCTCCACAAGCAGACGGCGACGGTATCCGACGGCGCGCCGACCGCCCTGAAAGTGATAGTGCCGAAGAACCGGCACGGCAGAACGGGCAAATTCGAGATGAATTTCTACGAAAACAATGGGAGAATACGCGAATGGACATGACGGAGGCCTTGAAGCTGACGGACGCGCAAGCCGCGAAATACGAGGCGGTGGCGCGAAACGACCTGATGAGCATGCTCAGCGCGGACTGGGCGAAGATAGCCGAGGCGTTGCGAATGGTTGTCGCCTATGTCAGAGGCGGTGAGGCATCATGACGGTTGACGGATACATCCCCACCGAGAGCGAAGAGCAAAAGATGCTCTTCCAATGGGCGGGATTCAGCGAAGGACGCTACCCCGAGTTGCGATTGCTCCACCACATCCCGAACGGCGGCAAGCGCGGCAAAGCCGAAGCTGGGCGATTCAAAGCGCAGGGGGTCAAACCCGGGGTGCCGGACATATGCCTGCCGGTGGCGCGTTTTGGCTGGCACGGCCTTTACATCGAGCTAAAACGCACAAACGGCAGCAAGGTCAGCGCGGAGCAGAAATGGTGGCTGGCGATGCTGGAGGCGCAGGGATACAAAGCCATCGTGTGCATGGGAAGCAAAGAAGCGGTAATCGCGATACAGGATTATCTGGAGGAACGGTAGACTGCGATAGGAGGAAACCCGGCTATGGGATGCTACACATACGCGCAGCTTGAAGAGATGTGGTCTCTCCCGCTTGATGAAAAGCTGGACATCGCCAAAAGCGTCATCGCCGAGACGTTTGCGCAAGGCGACAGAACCGCGCTGGCGTTTTCCGGCGGCAAGGACTCGACCGCGCTCTGGCATCTCATCCGCGAGACATGCCCCAAGCAAGCGCGGGAGATGGCCGTGATATTCGGCAACACGGGCGTGGAGTACAAGGAATCGCGTGATTTCGCGAGGGAGCTAGGCGGGGAATGGGGCGGCGCGAACTTCCACGAAACCGAGCTTGACAGGATAAAACGCCCGCGCCTGAAATACGAGGCGCAAAAAGAAGTCTGGGCGCTAATCGAGAGCAAGAACGAAGTCGCGGGCTATCTCAACAAAAAGGGTCGGCTGCTCTCCACCGACAAGCTCAACGAGGCAGTAACGCCGGAGATGTGGCGGGATTTCCGGGAGCGCAAGCTCGTATGGGAGGTGGGAACGAAAGTCAGCTTCTGGTTCGTCGCCGAGCAATACGGGTTCCCGATTCTCGGCAAAGACGCGACGAAGCTGGACGCGCCGAGGATAAACATAAACGTGTTCCTGAAATACAGCGGGGAGCAGTCGAAAGGCAACGACCGATATTACGACATGCTCCGCAAGTTCCCGGACATGCGTATATCACACGCCTGTTGCAACTTCATCAAGGAACAGCCGTCGGAGAGGCTGCAACGCGAGTTGGGGTGCAAGGCACTGTTCAGAGGCCTGCTGGCCAGCGAGAGCCGCCGCCGGACGTTCACGTTCCTTGACTACGGATTTCTGTACAAGGCGAAAAACGGTTTCACGTACTCAAACCCGCTCTCGATATTCACCGACGGCGACATCTGGCAGTACATCAAGAGCCGCAACTGCCCGTACTCGCGGCTATACGACCTGACAGACGCGGACGGAAACAAGCTGTACACCCGAAACGGCTGCTGGACATGCGGCACGGGTCTCGCATACGCCGGAAACAACATCGAGACGCTGCGCAAGCACTGCCCGGCGAAATGGAACGCACTGATGAGATACGGGATGGCGCGCGAGATGGGAACGTTCGCCCGCGCCATAAGCGACGACGTGAAGCTGACCAACTGCGAAGCCGACTGGCTCCTTGATTCGCGACCGTGCGCGTTCGACAGGCTCACGCCGAGGGCGGATCTGGTCGAGGCGATGCAATACTACGAGACTTTGGCATAGGAGGATACAAATTGGACAGGATAGACACGCTCAAAAAAATAGCTGACAAAGCAGCGGACGCGATTGTAAGGACAGGCGACAAAATAGCCAGCAGCAGGCTGGTGGACACAGCCATCGTCTTAATCATCGTCGTCGCGGTGCTGCTGGTCGAAATGACGCTAGGCGCACTCTGCATAGCGTCGCAGCTTATGCGGCAGCGCAGCCACAGCCAGCGCAACGCAGCCTACATAGCGACCATAGCCGACACACGCGCCTACTCACGGTCGCGACCGACAGAGGAAGACGACGCGGACACGATGGCGAGCTTCACGCTGACCGCCGAGGACACGGCGGCGCGGGTGAGGCGGTGGAACGAAGCCGTGTCGCGAGGCGACTGCCGGGAAGAGCCGGAAAGCGCGGATACCCCGCCAGAATCGCAGGAAACCCCGCTAGAATCGCCAAATTCCGCGTCCGGGGAAAAACCCGTGATAGGACGCACAGACGAAAATTTGCCCAAATACGCGATTCTAGAGCCTTCTGCGGCGACGGCGACGAGCATGGGCACGGCGACTAGCGTTAGCCGATACCCCGCGATAACCGCCGACGAGCGCGAAACCCTAGCGCGTCTTGTGTGGCTGGAGGCAGGTGGCGAGCCGTTTGAATCCCAGCGCATGATTGCGGAGGTAGTCCTTAACAGGCTGATAAGCCCGTACTTCCCCGACACGATAGACGGCGTGGTGTACCAGCGCGAGCCGTGCGTACAGTTCGCGCCAGCGCACAGGATAGGCGGCGTAACGCCGACGCAGCGTCAATACGACGCTGTAGACGCGGCGTTGTCCGGCGACTGGATATTGCCAACAGATGTCGTGTACTTCAGCAACGCGGCAATAACTAGCCGCGTATGGGGAAACATGGGGAAAATCGTATTTTGCTATTTGTAACTGGAGGCCTAAGAATGAGATACATTGTCAAAAGCGCCGTGGCGGGTTATCTGACCCAATACGACAAGCGCGGCAACCCCGTGTTCAGCCGCGACAGGGACGAAGCAATCAGGTACAAGTCCGCAGATGCGGCGAACGATACCGTCGCGCTGATAGCCGCAGACGACAAGCGCGGCACATACGGCGACCTGACCATGGAGGAAGCCATATGAGCGAGGCATACGAGCCGCCGAGGTATTGCGTATCATGCAAGCACATCCGTCTCAACAGAGGGGGCGGCGCGGTGTGCTTCGTGAAAGCACGGCGCATGAGCGGGCATTATTTAGCGCCAGCGGTCACGGTATCCCTCACGGACACGTGCGACAGCTTCGTGCGCTATGTCGAAAGAAGCAAACGCGCAAAGGCGGCGAAAATCTGACATGATGTCCACACCAAGAAAGGATGAGAGATATGAACACAACAGGCAACGCGAACTACAAGAGCGAATCGACAGGTCAGCCCGACGCGTTTAACCAATTTTACGCAGACAACGCCGCCGCACTAAAGCTAATAGCGAAGTTGGAAGCCGAACGCGACGAGTACAAGGCGAAGTGCGAGGCGTATGAAAGGGCGATTGTTGGAATAAGGACTGGAACAAGTCTTTGCAAAATGTGTGTACACAGGGAAAACGCACAAGACAAAGAACCGTGCAACAACTGCTATACCGACGCAACACGCGGCAACAATTTCACGTTCGATTACGCGAGGTTCGCGAACAAAGGAGGCGACGGGGAAAGAGGAGATAGAATGAACAAAATCAAATGCGGCGACATCATACGCAACAACTGGGTTGACAACGATTCGCACAAGAAGTATCTGGTGTATTTGGGCAAGGAAGAAGCGATGGCAAAATGCATCAGGTTAGACCCGCAGAAAAACGTTGTCTACGCCGATTTGTACTACAGCGACCTAACAAACCCCAAAAAGACCAACGAAGGCAAGGACGCATTTGAAATCGTTGGACACGTGGAGATATGGAAACCCGGCAAAGACGCGCTGCTAAAGCTGTTTGAAGCTGGCGGCATGGACTGGGAGCGATTCAAGAGCAAGGAGGAATCAGCATGAGCAAAATCAACATAACAGGCGCATCGCAGCGGGTGCAAACAAACGCCCGAGGCGAATGGTCAGCCTGCTACATGTGCAACAGGTGCCAAGACGAGTTCGCCAGCGTGGACAACGAACGCAGCGAGGCAGAGGCCCGCCAAGAGAGCCTTACGGCATTTGATGTTCAAATGCGCCGCTACTGCTCCGTGTGCGGCTACAAGCTGACTGACAAATACGACATCCCGGAAAGCGAGTACATCGCCGTGTTAAACGCGACAATAGACAAGCTGGAAGCTGATATCCGGCGGCTTAAAGACCGCATAAAAGAAATGGAGGCACCGGAATGAAAGCGTATGTATGCGATTCTTGCGGCAAAGTGATAACAAACCCGTATAACGTCAGGATGCGGGAGTATGTGTCGATTGTTGATGGCAAGAGAAAAGTCAAAGTACACCTATGCGCCGACTGCTTCAAATCACTCGGCGAAATCGCAAGAAAGGTCGAATCAAGATGAAAGAGAATTATCTGTTCAGAGGGAAAGCGACGAATAACGGCGAGTGGGTAACTGGGCATCTCGTACAGGGCGAAACCCAAGAACCACGCATATTCTTCAGAGGTGCGTATTGCTATGTTTACATAAAAACGGTGGGGCAATGCACGGGAAAAAGAGACCGCACGGGAACGTTGGTGTTTGAGGGTGATGTTGTCACGGTCGCCGCAGGAAACGACCCAAGCGGCTCTTTAGGCTACGTCACAGGCGAAGTACTCTACAGCGATGAGGCTTGCGGGTATCTGATTAGCCAAGGCAAAGCAGCGGTTGCGCTAGGACATTACGACACGCCCTGCGTGAAGGTCAAAGGAAACATTCACGATGACCCAGCGTTGATGGAGGAATACGGATGAGCTTGTTTGAGATAAGGACAGCCTACAAATGCGAGTGGTGCGGCAGGCTGTTTGAAACCAAAAACTACTGCCACAGCATAGAGTGCAACCGCGACCCAGGGCAAAGGACATGCCCGTCGTGCGTTTATGCCACCAAGTTTAAGCGACCGCCAAGCAGTTTGCAAAGTACGATTGTGTACTGTCCGAGAGTTGACGAGATGTTCGCGTACCCGCACGATTCGTATTGCCGCGAATACAAAAAAGAGCCAACATACAAAAGCTACAGGGGGGATGACCAATGAGCAAGGCAACGGAGCGCGACGCGGCATTAGCCGACCGCGATGAATGGAAAGACCGTGCGTTGGAAGCCGAGAAAGAGCGCGACGAATTGAAATCTAGAATCAGTGTATACGAAGATAGCGGATTATCTCCAGAGCAAATCAGCGCAATCATAAAAACTTGCGATGGGCTGATACGAGACAGCGTTCCTTTTGAGGCGGATAAGATACAATGCCACATAGGACAGTTGCGGCATATCAAATCATTCACATCAGCAGAAAGGAGCAAACCACAATGACTAAGGAACAACTGGCGGCGACGCTCAACGGTCGCCAATATGGGAGCGAAATCAGCCCAGAGGAAGAGGAACAAGCAAAGCGCGACGGGCTGGTAGTCGTGTTTGGGGAGTCCAACGACATAGTGAAGTTCGCGGGGGCAATACAAGATAAAGGCTACTGCAACAAATGCAGAACGACATCCTATGTTTGTTGCTACGATTCCACGGTTGGTGGCAGGTGCAAGACATGCGCATATTCAGAACGCGATTGCGTAACAATCAAGACGACATTGCGCGGCTCGTGGTCGTACAAGACCGACATACCGCACGAGACGTTCAACATCCACAAAAACGGCGAATTGTACTGCGTCGGCATCGTGTACGATATCCGCAGACTGAAAGGAGAAACCAGCAATGACGTGTGAAGAATTGGATGCAATAAGAGAGCGGCGCGTCGCGGCGGTAAAGAATCTGGAGCAGTTGTACGCGACATACGGATTCTTGAAAGAAGATGCACCTGCGCTCTTTGATGTGATAGAAGCCCAAAAAAGGAAAATCGATGAGCTCGCTCTGGCAGCAGCTACAGCACGTGCACTGCTGCCGGAGCGCGTAGCGGAACTCGCAGAAGCGGAGCGAGACGGGAGGCTGATTGTCCTCCCCGAAGGCATAAATGCGTTGTGCAAAAAGGTTCAAAACAGCGATGTCTACTGGCTTAACACAGACGTATGCGACGAGCCGATTGAATGTACGCTCTGTGACATAGGCCTGAACGAACAGGCAGAACTGGTGGCAAGAGTGTTCTATGAAGATGGGGTTGCGCCTGTGCTTGGCACAGTCTACGATGGCTACATTGGCTTTGTTGACTCGGAAGAAATTATGAAAGACGCAGACATCCCTATCTCTGAGTACGGCAGAACGCTGTTCTTGACGCTTGAAGAAGCGAAAGCCGCGCTTGCGTCGCTGAAAGGCGGCGGTGGCGCATGAGAATCATGGTTGAGCTACACCCAGATGTGCCAGAAAGCCCGGAGCTGTGCCGACGCGACGACGGCAAGCTATGCGACTTTTATGACAACAAGGGGTTTTGCGCACTGTTTCAAAGCTCTTTGCTGAACTCGGGCGGCTCGCCTTGCAAATGCAACTTATGCGTGACGAAATGCGCAGAGGCGAAGTGGGAACATGAGGTAATGGGTGCAATGAGATCTGCATTTGACGGCAGAAAGAGGAGGAGCGAATGAAAGCTATTACGATATATCAGCCTTGGGCGAGTTTGATTGCCGTCGGAGCGAAGCGTTTTGAGACACGCAGTTGGAAAACTGATTACCGTGGCATGATAGCCATACACGCCGCCAAAAAGCCGTTTAGCAATGGTAGCTGGCTTGACCGTGAATTGCATCCGTTTGCGAATGCTCTTGGACTGCCAGATATCTATTCGTTTGACGCGCTACCACTGGGTGCCGTAATCGCCACTGCGGAGCTTGTCGGAATTTGGGAGATTGGAGCAGGTCGGGATGTATGCACCGGCAGTAAATCTGCGGATTTCAAAAAGAACGGCCAGCGTTATGAAATATCAAGGCTGGAAGAATGCTTCGGTGACTGGACACCGGGGTGGTACGCTTGGGAGCTTGCGAACGTGATGCCGGAGGATGAACCGATACCCGCAAGGGGGCAACAAGGACTATGGGAGTGGAACAGATGGTTAAGAAAAGTTTAACACCAAAGGCCAGTCGCGGCGACTACCGCCGCAAAGAGAAAGCCGCGCCGAAGCAGAAGACGCTGCCCGAAATGAGCCACGCGGAGGTCAACGCGGCGGCTCGCAACGAGGGGCTGACGTATGGGCAGTACGTAGCCATGAGAAAGGATGTTTGATATGAAAAGAGACACGGCAGAAAAAGCAAAAGCGGGAACTATGAGCGTCACGAAACCGCCGCTGGGAATCATGCCTAAATACGAAAAGGAGTTGGAGGAACTATGACACAGCAAACCCTGATGACCACTGACGAAATGGAAAAAAGAGCGGTATTGCTCACAAGACTGATGCTCGAAGCGAAAGAAGAGTGCAACCAGCTAATGGCGATGCTGTACACGGGAACGCACATAAGCGACGACGTTATGATAAGCCGGCCCGGGATGCTGCCGATTAAGCTACCGCTATGGCTGACGCACGAAATCATCCCGATTGCCGTACACCACTACAACGAGCTGATAGCGGACTACGAAAAGGGATTGGAGGGACTATGATGGATAAGACGAAGATAGAATGGTGCGATGCTTCATGGAATCCCGTAACCGGCTGCAAGCACTCGTGCGATTATTGCTACGCGAGAGGCGTTGCACACAGGTTTTGCACACAAATGTGGGGCGCAGACGGAGCGACGCACGTTCTCGACGAGCGCAAGTATTTTGACAATGCGCCCGACGGCGAATACAACATGCTGCAGTATGTCTGTGACCCGTATCCCTACGAGTTCGACCCGACGTTCCACCGATACCGCCTTGACGTGCCGCAGAAGTGGGCTAAGCCGCGCAACATATTCGTCTGCTCGATGGCAGACCTGTTTGGGGAATGGGTGCCAGATTCGTGGATACGGGAAGTGTTCGCGGCTTGCGAAGCCGCGCCGCAGCATCGGTATCTGTTCCTGACCAAGAATCCGATACGGTACACGCAGCTTGCGACAGAAATCATGTCTGCGAAAGCGGAGCTTTGGTGCGGCGCGACGATAACGGGATGCTACATGCGCCGTGACCAAGTGCCGCATTTCGAACACGTGACGGCGCGACGGTTTTTGAGCATAGAGCCGCTTACGGGAAACAACCTGCCTAAAATCGGGCTGTACGGCGGTGTGCTTGACTGGGTAATCCTAGGCGCGGAGACCGGCAGGCGCAAAAACAAAACCAAGCCCGAGCGGGGGTGGATACAGGACATCGCGGACGGATGCCGCGAGGCGAACATCCCGCTGTACATGAAAGACAACATCAAGCCATATTGGGACGGCGAACTGGTGACGCAGTTCCCGTGGTAGGAATGGAGGCGTTATGACAATTACAGCATCAACCCTGTTCGCCGGAATCGAACACCGACCCGGAAAACGCCGCTGCTACTACTGCGGCGGCGAGTGCGACGAAACGCACCTGACGAAAAAATACGTCAAGGACACGTTCACCAACCGCGACATCGTGAAATGCCCTGCGTCGCCATACGTCTGCCAAGGCTGCGTGATGAGCCTAGGAGACGGATGGGGCGACATGCCCCTGATTGACGGCACGGTCAAAACCTTTACGACAGGCAGGAGCATGGCGCCGCGCATGTATTCGTGGCTGCTGACCGCAGACCAGCGGCTAGCGTTCACCAAGGCGCACATCGCGACCGTGCGCGAAATCCTCACCGACAAGGACAAATTGCCAGACCCGCCGTTCGCGCTCATCCTGTCCGACAGCGGGCAGAAGCAGCTTGTTTTCCGCGCTCCCGTCGCCTACAGCAAAGACGCGTTTTCCGTCATGCTGGAGGATACGGAGATATCAATAACGCCCGAAACCCTTAAAGCGAGGCTTGACCTGGCAGGCAAAATCTCGACCGCGCTGGGGAAGCCCGTATTGAGGGAAAAGCCCAGATTCGAGGCGTACAACAGGGCAAAGAAAGAGGGTGTATTCGATGATTTGAGGCAATGGGAAGAAATCATGTACGAGCCGATGTCAAAACTTGCGGCGTGGCTTGCGCCGCCAAAACTGAAAGGATGATGAAAATGCAACCACGTATCCAATTCTCGGCGGAGGAATTCCGCCGGAGGCTGGCCGGACTAGAGGCCCCGGAGGCGCGGTTCGATCAGCCCGAAATCTCCGACATGAAGCAGCTTGCGGGCCGTCTTGTGCTAGCCTTGCGAGAGGTGTTCGGCAGCGCGCTAGACCGCAAGACGGTATGGGAGCGCATTGCAAACGGAATACCCATAGCGTCGTCGAAAAGCGGCGGCAAAGGCGACAAATTCATTGCCGCCCTGCTCGAATACATCAAGGCGGAGCCGAACGTATGCGTCGGCAACGACGCGCTGATTCTCGCCGTCGAAGAGATAACGCAACTCTCGCCGGAGGCGCAGCGGGCATTTATCCGCATATGCGTCGAATATCGGATGCTCCTGTGCATCGACGCCAGAGGGAGCGTACAGGAGGCGAAGGCAATCAAGGACATCACCGGAGCGGAGTCCGTGGAGATGCTCGGCGACGGAACGATTATCACGAAGGGAGAGCATGCGCAATGAACGAGATAAAAACCGTCAGAATCCATGCTCTCTCGACCGCAATTTCCCCATTGAGCCATATGATGGGGGTTCAAGGCAACGAATCCATTCTCAACCGCGCAAAGGTGATGAGCGGCGGTCAGATACACGAAGTGCCCGTGCTGTCCGGCAACGCCATAAGGCACAAGATGGTGAGAGAACCAGGCGCGTCGCACATCGTGCAATCCGTAGGGCTGTACGGAAAGCTCAACATCGACCAAGCAAACTATCTCTTCTACGGAGGCAGCCTGACCGAGAGCGCGATAGCCGACAACCTCAAAAAAATTGCCGAGATGCAAGAGCTTTTGCCGCTCTACAGGCTATTGGGCGGCAGCCTGAAAAACCAGGTCATTTCGGGCAGCCTTTTGGTCAGCGCGGGAACGCTCGTATGCGACGAGAACCGCGAGACGCTTGAAAAGCTCCTGCCGCCGCACCTGATTCAGGGAACCCCGGAGCTTCGCTCCTGCGAGGACTACGTGAGCGGTCATCAATACACTCGCGGCGACGCGAGGAAAAAGCCGGGCGCAGTCAGTCCCGACGCGGATACGGACGACAAAACGGGCTTGATGATTTATTCGGGGCAGAACGTCATAGCCGGAGCGGTGTTCTACCACAGTTTCATCCTCCAGAACGTGAGCAGGCTGGAAGTGGGCGCGCTCGCCGCGTGTGTACAAGACTGGCAAAAAGACGGCGGCACCATTGGCGGCATGGCGCGCATAGGCCACGGCAAGCTCGAAACGAAACTGTGCGTTGACGGCGGCAACTTTTTCGGCGACGAAATCGACCTGTGCGCATACGCCGACGAGTACCGCGCGCACGTCCTTGACAACCGCGAGAGCATTGTCGCGTGGCTTGCGGACGCGTTCCCCGACAAGCCTAAAGCCGCAAAACCCCCAAAGACGAAAGAAAAAGACGCACAGCCCCAATTGACCGACTATTTCGGCGAGATTTTTGACAGAGACGGTGATGGCAATGCTTAAAAACTGGCTTGTCACAGCGTGGCTCGCGTCGCCGCTGGCGGGAGAGCCGCCGACGCTCGACGGCATCCTGGCTTGGGAGATGGCACTGCGGCTCGGCATGAAACACTCGGGAAAAACAGGAAGATGGACACCGCTTGAAGAAATACCCGACGTGCCAATCCCGCTTGCGCAACGCACGGTGAGCGGCAAGGATGTCTACTGCTGCTCGTCGCCTATACTCCCGCATCCCCGAGCGGAATGGGAAGACCACACGTCAAAAAGGTTCGAGAGCGCGAAGCTGGCTCTTGCGATAGCCCCGGAGCGGCGCAAGCTGCTCCTGACCGCGAGCGGCCCGTACAAAAGCCGCTTCGTCCCGGTTCGCGTCCGCTTGGTTGACCGCGTCTGCTGGTTCGTTCGCGGCGACCGCCAAGAGACAAACAAGCTGCTAAAGCGAGTGCTGGCCATAGGGCAGCACCGCGCCATTGGGTATGGGCTGGTACACCAGTGGGAGTTCACGGAGACGGAGGAAGACTACTCCATCTACGCGCCGCAAAAGGGTAAGTTGGTGCTAATGAGACCCATCCCCACCGGATCGGGCTTGGATAACGTGTGCGGATACAGGATGTCATACGGCGGCTACAAGCCTCCGTACTGGCATCCCGGCAACCAATGCGAGGTGGCCGTGCCGTGCTAAGAAACAACGACCACGGCCTAATACACGCGGCCAAAGTATGCGTTTTGTGCGCTGTATTGGCAAAAAAGCTGGGTCTTGACCAAGACAGCGCACTGCGGCTTATGTTCGCCGCAGTTGCGCATGACACTGGGCGCAAAGGCAACAGCGCCGACGCAAAGCACGGAGAGCGAAGCGTCGCGTCGCTAGAAAAGGCAATAGACAGCCAGACTATAGCTATTGTCGCAAATCATTCCAAAGCCGACCGGAGCGTAAAAGACATCAGCGTCGAGACGAAGATTTTGACGCATATTTTCAAAGATGCTGACGCACTTGACAGAGCGCGAACTGGAGACTTGGACGAAAAATACCTGCGGTTCGAGCAGTCAAAAAAACTCATAGAGTTTGCGAGGGAGCTAAACAGATGCTTATTGACAGTCCAAGACTGACAGAACGCGACCGCCAATGGTGGGATGAGTGGATACGCGCCGACCAGGTTCATTCGCGAACAAAGGAATTTCGCATGCGCTGCGAAAAAACACTCGGCATTATCAAGGAATTCATCTCATCCGGCAAGCCCTACTTTGTCGCGGTGTCGTGGGGCAAAGACAGCGTCGTGCTTTCTCACATGTTCCACAAAATGGGTGCGCAATGCAAGTTCGTGTATGTTCGCAACCTTGCGCGCGAGCCCGAGGGAAATATCGCAGTAAGAGACGAATTTTTAAAGAATTACCCGCTTGACTACGAAGAAATTTGTTACAACTACGCCGATGCGGATGAAACATACTACGACAAAGCCGGCCGCCCGCGCAAGTGGCAGCACATACTGGCAGATTTGCAAAAGCGGTACGGCTGCCATGTTACTGGCATACGTTACGACGAGAGCGCAAAGCGCCGTCGCAGATTCCGCGTATACGGCACAGAAACTTCAAACAGCTTTGCGCCGTTTAGGTTTATGACGGTACATGACATATTCGCATACATGTGGATGTGCGACCTCCCAATACATCCAAATTATGCAATGACGGGCGGCGGGAGATGGGACAAGTACCGCATAAGGGTGGCGGCTGTAGGCAACACCGAGGGTGACGGCATGGGGCGAACAGAATGGGAGCGAGAGTATTACCCTGATATCCTGAACAAATTGTAGGGGAGAGGCTTAAAGCGATGGAAAACGGATGCAAGTATTGCACGAACGATAAAAAGATAAAGAAAAGGGGATTGAGGGAGACAATGGGGGTAAACAAAAGAAAAGGCTCGGAGCAATTCGCCGAACGCTTCAAGAAACTACTGGAGAACACAGACAAGGG